GGTTATGGCAAATAAGAGAGTTAAAAAAAATATTAACTTTAATAATAAGCGATAAAACAAGCGATTTTGATACTATTAAAACAAAATTAGAGGGAGACATAGCCGACATATCAATAAACATGTCTAATCAGCCTAAAAAGATTGATAAAGTTATTGATGATGTTTTATCAAATCATCAAAAAGAATTAATCTTTACGGGCTTTGATAAATTAGATATTCTAACTGGAGGCTTTGAGCTTGGTAATCTAGTTATTATCGGGGGCAGACCATCAAGCGGAAAAACTACATTTTGTTTAAACTTCGCTAAAAATGTTTCTTTGAGTCATGGAGTTTTATTTTTTTCGATGGAAGTATCGGACAAAAGCTTGGCAAGAAAATTTCTAAATGAGACAACGGGAGCTAGTGCTTATAGATTAAAAATCGGAGCAACAACCGAAGCCGACAAACTCTCAATAGAAAACAACAGGCACACTTGGAAGGATTATAATTTAATACTCGATCAAGAAAACGGCATAAATCTTTTAACAATCAGAAGCAAGATTAAACGGGCAATGCTTAAAAATGATATTAAAATGATTTGTATCGATTATTTGCAATTAATCGCAAGTTCTGGTAAGGAATTTTCAAGGGAGCAACAAATATCAAGAATTGCGGAAGGTTTAAAGAAAATAGCAAAAGACTTCAATATTGTTGTTGTCGCCTTGTCGCAATTATCAAGAGCTGGAGATTCGAGAGAAAATAAAAGACCAATCTTAAGCGACCTAAGAGACTCAGGAGCTATAGAGCAAAATGCTGATATTGTTATGTTTACGCATAGAGAAGAATATTTCTTAGAGCGAGAAAAAGTTCCTGAACACTCAAAGCACTATGAAGATTGGCTTAAATGCTACAATAATGTAAAGGGCAAAGCAGATATTATTGTTTCTAAGAATCGTGAGGGCGAATGCGGGGACATTTTATTTAACTTTAACGGCAAACAAAGCAAATTCTGGGAGGCGAATGACTCATATTAAACACATACTTGCAAAAACTATCGCAAATGCAAGTAAAGCAAAACTTTATCATCAGAACAGAGATATTTTTCTTAAATACTTCGACAGCATTGAGCAATACGAAGCCTTAATATCGGCGGGTAATTTTAAGAAAATCGACGAAATTATAAAACAAAATTCATCTTTTAACCTAGATGAGTTTATTAACAATCATAACAAACAATTATGAAAATTCTATTAATCGAAGACAGCGAAATATTGACAATGCTACTAAAGCATCAAGCTAAAATATTAAATATTAATTTAACTTGTGTTGATAATTTTGTTGACGCAATTATTGAGCTTAAAAATAATATTTTTAGCTTTATTATACTCGATAATTTTCTTGAGAAAGAAGATATAAAAGGAGTGGATAAAGCCGAAACATTAAAAAGCTATTCGCAAGCAAAGATTATTCTCTCAAGTGCGGATAGCTGTATTATTAAGAATGAGTGGATTGACGAAGTAATTCCGAAATCACAATTAGAATTAGTGAATGTTATTAATTTTAAATAAGGAGTAATTATGGAAATAGCGGGAATATTATTAATTGGATTTGCGGTAGTAGGAGTTTTAATTACTACTTTTCAATAAAAATAAATATTTAAAATCATGAAATACTTTACAATTGTTGGAATAATAGCACATATTGCGGTTATTCTTTATTTAATATTTTCTTTTGTTTTAGGAGATTTTAATTTTATAAATTGGCTAATAAAAGAAAGAGAGGCTTATGTTGGGCTTACAAGTCTTTTTTCAATTTTTTTTGTTGGCATCGGATCTTTATTTGCATCAAGTTAAAATATTTTAATTATTTTTAAAAATAATGCTTGACACATTAAAACACTTGTATAATATGAGTTGCGAAGGTTGATAAAAAGACTTTTAAAAATAAAAAAGTCAAGCTTTAAGACTTAATTTAAAATAGAAGCAGACCAGCCGATGGACTTCGGCATGAGGGAATATTGAGGGCAAGACAAAGCGGTTATTGAGTTATTCTTTTAATCGTGAGGTGCAGGAAGAAATCTCGAAAGAGTATGCGGGGCTTTGTTATAAAATCGTGAATATAAATATCAGATTAGCTCAGTAGGTCAGAGCAAAACACTCATAATGTTTGGGTCAATGGTTCAAATCCATTATCTGATACCAATAAAATATTGGCGGATAGCTCAGTTGGTAGAGCGTAGAGCTGTTAACTCTAATGTCGTAGGTTCGAGTCCTACTCCGTCAGCCAAAATCGTGAATATTTAAATGGCTAATGGAACCCAAGCTGTAGAATTTGGACATAAAAATTCAAATTCAGTTCCATTAGCTTTATAAATATTTATTCGGTGGGTCGCTCCCACAAGTGGTTTTTGAACGAAGTAAATTCGCACCAGTCAAAAACTGCTATACAGCTGGGAAAGACCGCACCACTCGGCACGGGTAAAGAAGAGTGCGAAAATACCTTATTTACGGGCTTGGTCGCTCCTCTGAATAAGGGTAGATTGTGTAGAGGAAGACTAGCCGTAGAAATACGCGTTATCAATGGTAGAAAGGTTCTAGTGCCGTCTTCGTGTGGGTTCAAGTCCCATCACAATTGCAGTTAGCCTTCTGTAAAAAGGCAAATATTAACTTTAAAAACAAAAAAAATATGAACAACATTAAAATTTTTAAAACAAGAGAAGAATTTGAGAAATATGCTCACTTTCTTATTGATGAAATCTTTGTAAAATTATCAATGAATAGCAATTCAAAACGATTCGAGCCTAATATTCCTTATGTCGCTTATGCCCGCTACATCGAAAAAACAATTCATGGCGAAGATGCAAGCGAAGTTAAAGGATTTAAACCAAGTCAGAATCAAAAAATTACTGATAGATTACAAGAGGAGTTGATTAAGCTTTTAACTAAAGATGCTGAAGAAATTATTTTAGAAAATTATTTATTTCAAGTTGCTGTTGAAAAGTCAGATGGAAATTTACAAACAGCAATTGATAGATTAATTGATTATAGTGCGAATGCTTTAATTACATATGATGAAAAAAGACATAACTCAAATAATAATATTTGGCTTTTTATCGGCAATCACGAAGTTTACTTATCAAAAAGACAAACGATAAAAATCAACCAAGCAATTCAAGATAAGCTCGATGAATATTGGGCAGAAAATCAAACAGAAAGCGAGAAAGAAGCGACTAAAGCGGAAGGGCTTTGGGAAATGAATGAGGGGAGATAGTATGACAAAAACATTACAAGAAATCCAAGAATTTAACCGCAAGAAAATCATTTGTGCGGTTAATGGAACTGAGAATTATGAAGAGGCTTTGAAATTAGAATACGATAAAAAGGGCAATAATACAATTTCAGTTCCACTTCGAGAATATGAGGGTGAAGACCTCACGCTTGATAGAGTGTTGTTAGGCTTAAATTTTAACGATATTTCTCAGTTAAAACCTGAACTTAAATTTTACAATGGATTTATAATCACAATTAATGGTTATGCTTGGGAGTTAACCAAGCCAACACTTGAAAAGCAATCGAAAGAGACGCAAAGGGGTTTTTATGAATTGTTGGGAGGTGAAAATGAGTAAAGGTAAAGTTTTTACAGCACAAGAAGTGCAAGCAATAATTGCGGGAAATAAAACAATGTTTAGAACTGTGGTCAAGAATAAAACGCCTTTTCCTGACTTTTTGCAACTTAGAGAAGCTGGAAGTGATTGGTATAAAGATAAAACTATTTCGATAAGAAATAAACGTAGTGCGTGGGAGGATTTTAGCCTTCAACGATTCGTGGAAAAATTTTGTCCTTACCGAATCGGACAGAGGATTTTTGTTAAAGAGAGTTTCAATATATTCGCTGGGCAAGTTACTTACAAACAAAGTTTAGCTAATGTTGAAAAGTATTTTTGGAAACCAGCTACACAAATGAAGCAAGGGCAATCACGCCTAACCTTGCAAATAAAAGAGATTAGAGTGGAAAAATTGCAAGATATTAATGAGGAGGATTGCATAAACGAAGGTTTTGATTATGATTGGTTAGAAGGAAAAGGCAATATTTTGATTGCGGGGTCAATTACAAATAACTTTGCAAAAAATTGGAACGCAACCCACAAAAAACCAGAAGAGAAGTTTGAGGCTAATCCATTTGTCTGGTCAATTCAATTTGAGGTAGTGAAATGAGTAAAAGATATTATTATTACACTTGCCCTATAAAGGCTCTTTACATGATGAAGGAGTTTGGGGTTAAATATGATTTTGAAAATGAAGAAAGCTTAGTGCGAATCATTAATACTCCAGAAATCAAAAAAGATAATTTTATGAGACAAATCTATGTCGCAAAAAAATCACAAAAAATATTTAAATTTAAAAAGTCGGATTTGGTTAAATATGGTTTTGGCAGTATAGCTTTTTATTATCAAATCTCACAAAAATTATATGTAAATGAAATTATTTACAGAGATAATAAACAATTTTTTATGCCTGAGGTAGAAAATGACTAAAACAACGAATTTTGAAATTTCAAAAAAGCTTGAGGAGATTAAATTTAACAAAGAAACAAATTTTTATTATCGCAAAACTGATAAAGAATTGTTCATTAATACACCGCCAAATTTAAAATATCCCGAGGAATTTTTTTTAAAAA